AGTTACAGTCGTGCCTTGGAGCGGGTAGAAAGTGACTACGCTATTCGAGATCGATGCGGTGACTGCCCCGATCTGTGCCGTGCCCGCTCCTAGCGTTACTGAACCCGCAATCGTCTGTGTGCCAGTCGGATTGGCTGTGACTGTGCCAGAGATAAGCATAGGCGATACGCTTGTTCCAAGAACATTTCCAGCAAGGTCTTTGATATGAATGGCTATAACACTTTGATTTATGGCTTCATCAACAGCCTCAGTAACATTAGTTAAATCTGATACAAATGCCGTCACGCTTCCGATCTGTGCTGTTCCCGCCCCGATAGTTACCGTTCCACCGCCAATAGTCACTACTCCGATGCGGTTTGTTCCTGCGGGGAGAGCAGAGCCGATGGTGACTGTTCCAGCGATTGTAACTGTGTTCCCGATTGTAACTGACGCAATAGATACTGGTTGTGTATAAACAGAACCATCGACACGCAACGCCCCAACAGAAGAAACATGAACTATATTCCCGGTTGTAGATGTCCCAGCATGCCCACCAATTTTAATAAAACTACCAGATGCAGAAAGTCCTTCAGTTGCAACAGTAGATTGCAAGAGGCCGAGATTGCCAACACAGACCGTGCTACCACTTATTGCACTACTAATGTTTGTAATCGCTTGAGTTCCAAGGCTAACAACAGTATGGGCTGGGATATGTTGGCCGCTTGTTACGATGGTAGAAAGCGTGGTTGCCGACTGGTTGCCGTCTAAAATGGATAGTGCCATATCTCAATCTCCTTGTTAAATCGTGGCGAGGTAGAAGCTGTTTAGGGCTTCAGAGAAGTTGTAGTTCCTCAGTCCATCGGCGTTAGGGTCTGGGGTTACTATAAATGATAATGTTAAGCCCCTTTGCCAAGCCCTTTTATTAGCCCTTATGCTAGGAGACTGGGATGTAATTCTGCCCATAAATATCTTCAAATCAGTCACTTCATCTTGCACCTTACTAACAAGGGTGTCGTTATCGGAATAAAGTTTTTGGAATATATTAAAATAGGTTTCATCAAATGTGGCTTGGCTAGTTCTTGTAGCAGAATCAGAGTATGCAATATTAACCCCAATCTCGAACACGCCAGAGTAGGGTATGATTTGTTGTGAGCCTAGCGAAGCTTGAATGGTGACATAGGGGAATAGCCTTGCTCCAACCCTATTGGAAACAAGCACATTAAGCCCCGGAATTGGGATTAGGATGGCCGCTAGTGCGTTCTCTATCTTGAATTGGGGGGAAAGACTCATATTAGTATATTGCGTATTTTGAGTTTAGATACGCCTCTACTTGCTGGCGTTCTTGGGTTGTGAGGACTCGATTGTAAACCACAATCTCAGCGATCTTTCCATCGAATTTCTCTAATATAGCCCCAGCCTCGTTAAATGCTCCTATGTAAAAAGCTCCATTATGCGTATTGTAGCTTTTTGCACCAGAGTTTACTTGTGTTCCGTTTTTAAAAAGTCTTGCCGTAGTTCCATCATAGTCTGCCATTCCTAGTAGTAGTTCTTGATTAACAAATGATGGGCCAGAAAGATCATCACCAAAGCCAGCTAGGTACGGACTTGAATCTAAATCAATTCTTGATTGAAGCATAAAATATGTTCCAACACCTACATTATCTTCATTCGATTGGGCTATTACTGTGTCCGAGTTGTTTTCGCTATTGATATAATATACTGCAAACATTGACCTTGGATTTGCTCCGTTGAATATATTGGATGTAGTTAGATAAGCATTATTAGCAAATACTAATGCAGGTTTTCCGTTTATGCTGTTTGTTGCATAAATGGGAGATTCAATCGCTGTGGCATTTTTCCCGTTTCCACTTTGATCTGCCCAAGCTGTTACATTTGAGCCAGAAAGAGTAACTCCTGCATCAGCCTTTAGCCAAAGAGATAAATCCGATATGTTTTCTGGCGAAAACATACTCGTGCAAGAAATGTCTAGGGAAAGGGTTTTTGCCCAAGTCCTATTATCTGCCCTAATTTCTGGTGATTCTGATGATACATTAGCCAAGAATACCTTGAGTGTGGCCGTGGTTAGAACACTAGCCAGATTTGGGCTTTGATACATTACTTGCAGAATCTCTTGAAACTTGGAATCGAAAGTTGATCTTGTGGTTGTGTCTGCCCTAGTTGCATAGGTGATTGTGGCAGGGCAACGGAATACGCCAGAATAAGGGATAATTTCCTCCGACCCAATAGAGGCTTGAATTACTAGGTTGGGTAGCAGTCGTTGGCCTTCAGTATCGCTCTTGTAGATATTAACGCCAGAAATACCCGCTAGGGCTGTTGCCAGCCCATTCTCAATCTGACGCTCGATTGAGATCATTAGGTCGTTGGGTCAGCTATATCAATAGTGTAGCTAACTCCATCCGCACTTTGTTGAAAGCCAGCAATCATCCTCTCTGCCGTTCCTACTGTTATATAAGCCCCGATAGTTACTGGCGAGGAAATAGCTGATGATGGCACAACCATACTTTGCGTAACCCTCAAAATCTCTCCACCCACATCTAGCTCTTGTGCAATCGTTAAGTCGGTAATAGAGGCAGATACAGCAGAAGAGCTAAGCCCGGTGACAACTGTGTATAGGTCTCCGATCATATTTGTAAGATCGGTTGAGAAATAGGTGGTATCGATTGTCCCCGCCATAAACCCACCCCTTATGTCAATTTATCTCTACGCTATCCCAAATAAAGATATTGTCCTTATCAAATGGCTCTATGGTTTGCGGGAAATAAACAACCTTACTTTCTTTCCTAACCCCAGCCGCTATTGCCATTTGACCGCTATCTATTGACCAAAACTCATTAGCCCCTCTTATTGCCCTAGCCATCTCTGGTATATTGGGGGCTGTATAAGTTCGCAATCCCTTAATCTCCATACCCGGAGGGCAAAGCACAAAGAAGTTATTTTCACCACACTTCTTCCTTGCCTCAACGATGATTTGCAGGGGGTCTCGCTTATGGCCTTGGCTTATCCCAAAGGGGGCAACCATATTATAGGTTTCTGGAAATCCCTTGGCTGGGGTATCGTCTAGCTTATCGAACAGAATATCCTTGGGGTCTGCCTTGTTGATATCTGGGTGGGCATACACGAACTCTGTCCAAGTCTTGTTTGAGAAGCGATATTGTTGGTATTTGTTAGGCCAAATTTCAAGGTCTATAACATCGCCCTTGTTCCCAACCTTTACATAGGAAACCATCTCGAAGATGCCGTGGTATTGGGGCAAGCAATCAAAGAATACTTCGTGGCCTTGGTCGGCCAGATATTTACAAGCTGGGAGGCAACGGATAATGTCTCCTAGCCTCTGGGAGTATTTGATTGTTTTAGCAGTCATCGGCTACGCTCTTATCGTGTAGGTGTGGGAAGTATTCGCTCAATCGAACCGGGCCGATAGTCTTTTGTAATTCTTTCCACCCATCCACCAATCCCTTGTACCCATAAAAATCCTCTTTGAACTCAACTTGCTTCTGGATTGCGTAGGCATAGTGATTGAATACTAGACCCCAAGTTTCGGTCACTCCCCTTGGAACTAGGCGAGACTGGATGTTTAGGCGGGGCGGCTCGTGGCTTGTGAAGCAAACATTCTTTCCCCACTTCCAAGCCCTCATCCACTCATACCAGTTTGAGCCATAGCCCTCCCTAGTAACCACTCGCTTATTTTCTCCCACAAAGAAGTTACAATGGAACTGCATCGTTGCCCCATCCTCTGCCCCCTTTAGGCATTCGTAAATCCCCTCGATCTGTTCTGCTCTCCACATCTCGTCAGCGTCCACCTCCATCACAACCCCATCATCTACACCAAACAAGGCTTGCTGAATCATCTCTAGCTTTCCGTTAAAGGGTTTGCCTTGCGAATGAACAATCACATTCCCGCCTTGGATGCTATTTAGATATTCGTGCGTTCCGTCTATGCTCTTGAAATCTTTGTGCCATTTGTCGGGCACTTGCTTACACCACCGGGTGCATCCAACTGGCTCACTTACCCCCTCGACAATCCTCCATCTCCAAGGAATCTTTAGCTTTTGAAACTCTGCAAGATGCCTCTCAATAAAGGGCATCCCATTGAGGACGATGGTAAAGATAGTCAGCATAATTGATATGCCTCGTTATGTTCACTCGCATCGGTTGGCTGAAATCCCAAGGCTGTTAGTTTATCAATACAAGATGCGTATTTTTGCCCTCTTGTATTAACTCCGTCTGTGTGGAGAATCTCGAACTCAATTCTTGCAATCCTATATTTTTGAATATCAAGCCCAAGAATGATATCAGAATCCAAGCCCTCTGTGTCGATATAAAGCCTGTCGCACTTCTCAATTTTGTTTGAATCAAGGAAACTAGAAAGGCTTGTTGCTGGGACATTGATTGTATCAAAATCCATATGGCCGTGGTCTGTTAGGTGATTTTTTAATGTTGAGGAGTGAGCGTTAAGTGCCTTTGAGCGTGGAATGTGCAAATCCACAGAACCAGCACCATTCGGGACAATCGCTAGGTTATAGAATCTGGCTTGCTTGAAATCTGAATAAGTCTGCTTGCAATCTTCGAGTGCTTCTGGGTTTGGCTCTACAAGATGTATCGCCTCGATGCTGTCACTATTCTTTTGGCAAAAGTCTAGGATATGATCTTTCCCATCGTTGCATCCAATTTGAACAATAGTCATAATTGAAAGATGGCCGCCCCATTACGAACAGACCAATCCTCCCAGAGCAGTTTCCCAAATCCCTTGAGCTTGTTGTAGTTCGCCAAGTTCTTAATGTCGTTCACATCGTCTAGGGCGATGATTGCCTTCTCTGCTAGAAACGGCCTTACGCAACGAAGTTCGGCCTCACCAGAAAAGGGCGATCCATCAATCAGCACAAAGTTAAAATCAACATTATGCTCAAAGTGGATGTCCTCGATTGCATTGGTGCTGTAAGGTTCGGCAGATTCTACGCATTCGTGATACCAACCAAGAACTTGATCTAGGGGATATTGATTAAGTGCAGTTTTGTTTGTGCCGTAAAATTCTGCTACATCCAACTGGTTCATCCATAGCTTCGGGAGGGTTGCAGTCCCTTTGATAGAAACGCCCCCCCTTGCAGATAGGTTCATCGAATGTCTACCGATGCGGTCTGGGTGGTTCTCTATACTGAATAGCTTTTTCGTCCGAATACATTGAGTCGAGCCATCCCCAGTTCCTCCCCCGATCTCTAGGCCAACATCAAGCCCCTCGCTATATTTTGCAAGGGCTTTTCCAAAAGAATCGTGAATGGTTACTTCTTGCATTTCACCATTTCCGATAATGCTTTTTTGATTGCGTACTCAATCACGGCTTCTGGGTCGTGCTTTAATGCCAACATTCCCGCCTCGTAAAGTTCCTTCCCAGCCTTATCGTCATAGGTAATATCAACTAGGACATACCTTGTTTTGTCTGTGCGAGATTTCCCAAAAGTAATTGTGCCAAGCCCCTTCGTATCCTCCCCCTTTTTTGATTTCCTACATCCAATTATTTGCTTTGCGTTTTTCATAGATAGCTTTTCCTTTCTCGTAGAATTCTGGCTTGTTGTGGTTCTTTAACTGCTCGTCTGGATTGCCCCCTGCAAACATAGGGTTCTCGTGCCTAAAAACCAAGTCCCTAGCTTCAATTACGCAATCATCTTCGTATGCTCTGTCTGTATGCTCATTATCGGAATAGATGCCATCAGACTCTTGATAGCTTGGGTGAAACATATACCCCCCCTGCTTCCGTAGCCTCTTTTGCGTTAGGATGGCCATACAAAGCAGTTTATCGGTTCGGAGGCCATCTGATACTGCCAGCACCCTTTCAGCCTCTAGGTTGTCGATTCTGCTCAAAATTAGGGCATCCCAGTACCTCGGTGGAGTCCAGTCATCGCTCATTTGCACAATAACCTCGCTTTTTGCCATCTTTGCCCCCTCGTTCCAAGCATTGATAATTCCACCCGGATTAACCCTTTTGCCTTCGTGCGGGGTGTAATCAACTGCCTCATCGTGATCGACCATAAACAACCACTCGACTGCTAGGGGTTCTTTGGCTAAAGCTAGCCACTGCATCTTCCGCTGAAAGGCTAACTGGGGGCGGCCTCTTGTAGCGTGGACAATGCTTATCTTTGGCTTGGGATACATATTTACCAGCTTGGCTACTTCCTCTTTTTGACCGTAGCAGATAGATGCCATTCGGTATCCATCGAGGGCTTGCCAATCATAGACAGCGTGGACTTGATTCCAGTAGTGAAGATTTGGCTTGGGCATAGCCATACAAGCCCTTCCAGAATGCCAAGCCTTTGCCCAATCTCCCCTTGCAGAATACTCTGCCATCAAATAAAAATAAGCCTCTCTGCGACTAGGATTAACCCCAATAGCTTCCCCCAAATATCTAAATCGTTTCTCGTTGGGTGAGCATCTACCAAGGTTGCATAGAAGTTCGTATTTGAGGGTTTCGTCTAGGTCTGGGAATGCCAAGGCTCTTTCCCCTACCTCAATCGCCTTGTCCACTTGTCCCCTCAAGAAAAACTCTTGGTGCTGATAGTAAAGATTGAATGGGGTAGAGGTTAGCTCGTCTGCTAGGATGCGATGGTTTCTATCTGCCGAATCTGCCTTGCTTGTAATTGGGCGATGAATCCTAAACACTCTATCAATCGCCAATAGTTTATTTTTGTCGTTCGGCTCAAGGGCTTCGTGAACTCTGTTCCTCCACCTACCGCACCCCTTCCTCAAGGCCATCTCTCGAATAGGATTCAACCCGGCGTTCTCAACTAGATACCTAAAGCAAAGAATTTCAGCCCCCACTTTTTCCGCTTGTTCCAATCCCTCCTCTAAAACCTTCTCCCCGCCCTCTGCCATTATATCATCGGCATCCACCCAAATAGACCACTCGTTTTTGCAAGCATCGAGGGCTGTGTTTCTAGCAGAAGCAAAATCGTCTATGTGAGGCCAATCAGTTTTCTTGTTTTTGTAATGAATGACTTTAGCCCCAAGCGAAAGGGCGATCTCTTCTGTCTTGTCTGGCGTAGCTGACCCCCTAGCCATACAAACAATAATTTCTTCTGCGATGGGCTTAAAAGATTCAATGACTCGCTTAATGTGGGCTTCTTCATTTCCAGCGATTAGGTAAAGGGAAATAGGGATTTTCATTTAGACTAGGATTTCTAATTATTAAGGGATGTCAATTAAAAGAAAAAGGGGGAGCAGGTTATTCACCCACTCCCCCCTCTTCAGAGGAAACAACCAACAATCTTTAGGCGAAGTTGGTGGTGATACGAACCGCCGCATTGGGGTCAATCACGACCTCATCGGTGTTCATACGCACACGCAACACTTGGCTACGGCGAGCTTCGTCACGATAGCTTTCGCTAACGAAACCACCAGCCGAGTCACCCGACCAGACCAAGGTGCGTCCGATACCGCCAGCGGTGAACTCACCACCAGCAATCTGACCTACGATGATCTTGGTGTCTGGAACAACGAACGAACCAGAATAGGCTTTGTTCTTACCAGCAGAGTTGATCGCCGCACGGCCAACGAGGAGGTTCTGAACTCCCAGAGCCGCCGCAATTTCGGACTCGCTCAACAACCTAGCACCAGTATTGGAGATAACTCCGAAAAACTGATTCTGTAGGAGGGTAGAGCGACGAATCAACTCAAACACATTGGCAGACATCGCAACACAATTCGGCTCGTAACCATACTGGTTAA